AGGCAGATGACTATTTTGATACTCTTTTATATACTGGAAATAGTCAATCAGCCCAAGATATTGGAGGGTTAGAATTTAAACCAGATTGGGTAATTATAAAAGGAAGAAGCTATACAGATTGGGGTATGCATTTTGACTCAAGCAGAGGAACTGGGAAAACTTTACAAGCATTTAGAACTTATGCTGAAGGTGATTATGCTAATACTTTAGATGAATTTAGGTCTGATGGATTTGGTTTAGGGGCTGATTCAACTGCACAAGTTAATTATCAAACAA